GTTAGGTAGGTGTACCTCCGCGGGCACCCGCAAGTTAAAATCCCTTGATCGGGATTCAACCACTCGGGTACGAGGTGGGCCTTGCCGTCTATATATGACCGAAGTAGTGTAAGCGTCTTGTGCATCGGGAACTTCTCCCTAGCACTCCACGCTGCTACTTGGTTGATTACTACATAGACGTCGGGTTCCGCAGCGAGTGACTTAACATAAAAAGGAGTTACATCAACCCCGTTTAGATAGTCACCACCACAAGACTCGCGAAAGGATCCTTCACTAAAAGACTTATCTAGATTGACGACAAGTCCAGCCTTTGTCAAGACATCGACGAAAGCGGTGTACTCGTGCGTAGGGATAATGATATCATCCCCAAACACGCAAGTGTCGGCCCAATTGATCCATAAACTAGGGCCTCCACGAGTACAACGGTATCCGTAGATTAGAGCTACGATCAACAACGTCATTAAGGGAAAAGTAAAACCATTCCCCATGGTGCTGATCATATGTAGCTCCACTTGGATACCCGCACTCCCAGCTTTACCATCACTGGGAATTGTAATCATGGGTGACCTGAGCTTCATTAACAAGTCAAACCATGCACCGGGCATCAGGGCTCGTACAAGATCGATGCTGATCATATCGCTCGCGGATTTCAGATCAAGGGTAGCAACACTCCCGTCACTTGAACCGCGCTTGGCCATCTCCATGTTTTTAGGAGATTGGTTGCGAATGTCCAGTCCGATATGCCGTAGTGCCCCTTCGAGATACATGCCTGCAGCAAGCTGCAGGCACATGTTCCCTGAGGGTTCTATGGCAATTGTACGCTCAGTGTCCTCGTTTTTCGGGACAGTCGTTAGTCGAGAACCTTCGACCTGTATAGTTCCCGTAACCCCATTACGGCCATCTCTGGCCAGGAAGTACGGGTTAGTACTACGCAGTTTACGAACCAAAGGTTCACACAGAGCGGTGCAAGTCATGTCCTGCCAGATCTTTTCGGCTGCATGAGTGCCCTTAACGCCATTGCTGGCACCGGGCCCAAACCGCCAATTAGACCACAAGAATGACATCTCGAGCGGCTGCTGTATGGCCAACTCGTCCCAGGAACTCGTGTAACGCTCTAAAGCATTAGTAATGAAATAACGAGCGTTTGCGATAATCCTAGGATCAAGGGTAACGGATGGAGGCGCACTCTTTTGAAGCGCGCGCACCCTTTCGTTTACCGACAAAAAGTCATCGATAGCTTTACCCTTAAGATCTTCTCTAAGGAAGCGTGCCCTTTTGCGAGCACGTTGCACCTGACGCTGGACCGCGAACGACTGCGGCCCTTTGTCAAGAAGCTCTTCTAACATCGTGTTGAACAATGTCGTAAGACGCTGTTCATTACGTTCCGTAACGTTACTTTTACTCACAGGACAACTCCCGATGATGTAACGGTTTAACCAAGAAAAGACCAACGGAGCTAGTAAGACTCCTTCTGGAGAAGACTACTTAATCTTCTTCAGTACCGACGTTTCCGCCGGATAGGGAATCTCTTCCGAACCCGATGGAACGACAGTAGGAACGGTCTTCGTAGTGCCCCGAATCTGGGCGACAGCAGTAACAAGCGGATCCACAAGGATTGCCGGAGCATACGCGACGAGTATCATCGCACACGCAACGACAACCAAAGTAGGGACCGCTTTGGCCCAGGATTTCAAAGAACACCCGTCAACACTGTGACCGAAATACCGCTCGCTTGTTCCCAACCAATGCCGAAATGGCAACTGATCATGGCGCGAACTTCTTCCGGTTCATAAGTATCAACGCCGGCAGGAACCTCAATGATCGTAGTGATTTTAGGCACCATGATACTTTGGTTGGCTGCCGGAGCGGCCCCTTTGCGTGTAATGAATTTATACACGTTCAGAGGGACGTTCTTGATTACGCCCGTCACAGGGTTTGCCTGCGGTAACGTTCTCAGAATCGGAGGCCGGAAGAACGAAGTCGTGAACGGCTTACTAACGCTATTCACGTCGACGCTCGTCTGAGTACCACCCAGAGCACTGATGGCGTATTGCTTGCCATTAATGTTAGGTGCGGTATCCGAAAGAAGCGTATAGGTCGGGCTTGTCAGCCCAGTGACCACCGCGCCTGTTGCAGGTGAAGCAGGTGCAAAAGCCATGTATGGCTCCTTACATTTCTGTGCAAAGCACAGGGGTTAGGGTCTAGATTCGCCTAAGCTATAATTGTCACATCATAACCTAGGTCCACGTCGACCCGCAAGCACGGAAGCAAGATTTAACATCTTGTTAATTCCGTGCGACGCGACTTCATCCACAGATCTTATGCGGAGTGGTCGCACAGGGAACACAGGAGCAAGTTGTGCGCGAGTGAACAACGTATACTTCGCTTCACAAGGGGTTCCACTAAGAAAGCCGGCGGTGCCGGCAGTGAATATCCCCTTAGGAATGTTCGTTGTCACACTTTGGTATTTGTAGTTCTTGGACACGTACTTAACCGTGCCAGGCACGGTATAGAACATGTCTTCGAGCCACTCACCTACGGTAGAACCGTAATCAATCACCCAGGAGAAAGCAGTTAACTCCCAAAGAGTACTAGGGAGCGCACCAAGTTCCAAACCGAGATGATCTGTCACGCCGTAGTTGGAGCCGGAACGGACTTGTAAGTCCACGCCAGCTACATACCGAATACCTTGCACATGGTGAGCGATACGATGAAATGTAATCGCGGCATCTTGTGCAACAAACTCAGAGCTAGGCAAAGGTGCCTGCCCTGAGACGTATTCTGTTAGCGCAGTGCCAGAGATTCTTACCCGGCTATCCTTCCTTGTGACGTAATGCAGGATGGAATCAGCAGCTGATTGTATATCTTTGAGAAGAGGATTAACCCCAAACCCAAGACCCAACCAGATGTCGCCAGCTAGTTTCGTGACACTCTTGCCTTTTGTTTTCTTGGCGGCTAACATAGCCTTAAGCGCGTCCATACCGAGACCGTTAATCTGTCGCACTAAGCGATGGATTTCACGACTCTCTGCAAGGGGCGCTGCAAGCTGCGCGTTGCCGACTTTGCCTTGGAGCTTATTCTTCAGACGACCTATTGCTTTAGCATCTAAAGCAGTTGTGTCGTTTTCGAGTCTAAGCACGCCCTGTCCTAAGGTACCGTAACCGATACTGAGCCAATTAGGGCTCTCGGTACGTACGCTATAACGACATGGCTTAATGGTGTACAGCTCCCTCGAGTAAGCTGAGGTTGCGTCACCTCCTTTGGCAATTGTAACTCTCCAGCTAGGGTTCTTAGTACCGGACTTTACGCTGTAGCCTCCACCGACCGACGTATCTTCAGACAAGTAGGTTGGGTTATAGGCCCCTGAGGGCTTAAACCGCCTATCTGCATGAATGATGCGTGGCATGGTGAAGTTTTCAGTCACAAGTATAGCACCAACGCGACGTCCCTTTGGTACACGGGGATCGCGCGGGAGATTCGGATAGAACGTCGGCTTTTTAGCCATCCTAGTCTCCTCAGAAGTGGCTGTTGAGTTAAGGTACGGAGGAATCCGTGCCTAAAAGGGACCCCAATAATGCAATAGAATGCTTAGACCGATCCGAGGATGAATGTGTTTCCACACTTTTATGGTAACCTCGGCCTCATCTAAGTAAAGTCAGTTCGCTGACACATTCTATAGCATATCCGATCACCAAGGATTGTACCATGCATGAAATCACGATTGACTAAATCGTAAGATTATGCGTAGGCACATCCAGGCCGTTGCAAAACGGTTGTGTAGCTAGTTAGGCTACGGGTGAACGCTCTCATTGGTAACTTCCGCATGGGTCAGCAATCCCATGGCATCGTTCCCACAACCCCGTCGTCGCAACGGTTGCAGCCTTGCACGACGACGGTTTAGGCT